TCCGTCAATATACCAACGACGGAAGTAATCATGAGCGCGCATATCAAACTGCATGATCTTGAGCAACTTCTTGAATTCGTCAAAGATTTTTTCCTTGATACTTTCGGAAATAATCTTCTTATCTACGCCATCCAAGTTTAGTTCAACCGGAGGGTCTTCATCAATGTTCGCGATGGACTCGTTCACAATATCTTCGATGGCCATGTCCACATCTGCCATTATAGAGATATCGCGATACCGCTTAATTAATTCTTGTTCAGACTTTGATGCCCCGTCAAGGTCAAGATAGGTACCGTAATATCCGCCCATCCGATAGGTATCAAGAGCGCCATCCTCTTGCGGCGGAACGAACGACATATCACTCGGAGATGGCGCGTCAACGGGAAGTGTATATCCCATTTCGCCGGTGGTAGTCTTATTAACTTTGACAGGTACGTATTTCTTTTTTGCCATTATGAATTCCGTAAAGGAAACTGCTCAATTAAAGCGGTGTGACTTCGAAGCGTTGGTAAGCAAACGTGGTCGTAAATTCAGAAATCGTGTCATTGCTGCCATACGAAAGACCGACTTCCGAAACGGTGATCGGGAAGCAATCATACATCTGATAGGTACGAATAATCGAATCATTACGATCCAATTGCTGAACAATGATGTCGGCCATGTATGCTGCTGGTGTTGTTTGTCCGCCGTTATTCGTTCTGTCGTTGGGTAAATTCGACCAACGTTCAAACGCAGTCCGAAGTGTCATTGAGGTATCATTAACAATTGACACGGTCCAAGGATCGAATGTTCTTTCCCCGGCCATTTTGACCTCTCTGCCCCTATACTGTATAACACAGGGATTCACGTTTGAAGCCGGAAGAGCCGCAGACGTAACCGTGATTGATGTCGCTTCGCTCGCCGCAAATCCCGTCAGAGCCGGAAAGGCAAGCGTAACGAGAAATTGGTTCGGACGAGCACCACCCGCGCCAAGACTGTTGCGAAAACTGCTAATATCCATCGTCATGTTTTACTTCTCCTTAGAGGATGCTTGTTCTTTATTTATGTTACGATCCAACCGTCTTCGTTCTAGATTTTGTTCCCATGTAATCATACGAAGATTTGATTTATCAGCCAAAACTTCCGGCGCAATACCTTCTTCAAATCCGCGTTTAATAGAAATAATGTGATCTAGTTGATGGCCACCCTTGACTCCATTCATACTTCTCGAAACCCCAGACGGATTTATCTCTTCCTTGAAATTGAAATATGTTGTTTTTGTCAATCCACGAACTCTTCGTGAATATGCCGTATATTTTGATTTATCAGGATTCCAATTGTGATGAGCTTCTCCATATTTAATGGAAGCAGTCTGTGCTATTTTCATCGCGCGCTTGCTAGCACACGGTCTACACGGTCCATGAGAATATCTGTATACAGTCTTCCTTGTCATTCCGCAAATATCACATACCGTTATAACCTTAATATTTGAAAACCTTTGTAAATGCCATGGCGGGACACGAAGCATCTGTTTATGACCCTTTGGCATGACACGAGTTACATCATATCCTAACTTCGAAAAGTGTTCGACCTGAATATTGCGTGTTATTGTAACCTCAACCAACTGATTCGGAATCATATAGTTACTATCTCGGTTTACTGTGCTCCAGACCCAACGGCCTCTGTGAACGAAACAGAATCGCGAACGGCGACGAATGAAAGCGTGATGAACGAGATACTACGTGCGGGCTTGACATAGATATCCGCAACAAACTGATTGGCGTCAACCACGTCACCCGTATTATTCGTTGCATCACATACGCAAAGGAAGTCCGTAATACCGCGACGACCCTTCACGTCACGCAAGAACGGTTCGATCATGTTACGGAACTGTGCCTGTGTGAAGGCATCATTGAAGGCGAAGAGTTGACTCTTTGCTGCAATCGAAATCGCCTTTTCAAGCACGATAAACAAACGACGCACATTAATGCGGTCGAATGCGCTCGGATTTGCCAACAGCGTCTTGTCACCGTACAGCACAACACCCTGTCCGGGGAAGTTGACCACCGGATTGATGCCGTTACGATAGAGTGTGTCGCGGTCAGTCTGATTCGGACTCCACGCGAGCTTGACCACATTCTTGATCTGGCCGCGCGAGAACCCTGCGGGCGACCACCACGGGTCATTTGTGGAATCTGTTTGTGCTGCCAATCCAGCAATATCCGGATTCAACGGCAACCAACGATACACGTCATTATAGCGGTCATACTGATACTTCCACCCGCTATCCATAAATCCGTAACTCGACACGACGTTGAACGATCCGCCATTTCTCGAAGCAACCACATTCGCCGCCTCAAATCCGGCCTGATTATACACATTGGCCAACGGAGGCGACACAAAGGCCACACAATCCAAACGCACTGCCGCAATACTCTGTACGCAATACTGGGCCACACTCAGACTCCACGGGCCAGTGATCAGCAAATCCACTTCGATCAGTTCGGTATTCAGAAACAGCGCATAGCCCGCTTCCAGAATAGCGTCCGACACTGCGGTACCGTCAAGACCACCCGAATACTTGTGGCTGTCGGGACCATTCAACGACGCGAACGCATTGGAAGCAGACGAACCCCATGCCGCACCCGCTCCGACATTCGTGGGGTGATCCATCCACCAGACATAGCTCGATGTTTCTAGAACTTTGACGTAATAGTTCGTGACGCCAGAATCCGTGCGCGCATCACTGGCCTTTGAGACTCCGGCGAACGTTTCCAGAATCGTGCCCGGAACACCCGTGAATCCTCCATCATGGTCTAGCACGACGATATGTACGCCGTCGTTTGAACCACCAAAGCTCGTGGCGTAAGAAGTCGTTCCCGGAGCCGAATTGAACTGTCCGAAGAACTCCCAATAGGCTTTCACTGCCGCGCCCGCTACAACCACAGCGGCATTGGCAGTCAACGTCACATGCAGATCGTCTGTAATGACCAAAATTTGACCGATCAACACGCCCGCTGTCGTATACAGATAGCTTCCGACTGAGGTTTGCGTGGTAAAGGCCGTGCCAACACCGAGAATAGCTGCTGAGTTCGTTGCGGCGGTAATGGTTCCGGAGATAGCGTTGATGTAGGTCGCATTGTCGCACATCGAAACCTTGAGGCTCGTACCGATCTGACCGGGGTACTTGGCCGCTGTCGTGCCGACCGTGCCCTGACCGGTAGACCAGTTGGCTTCCCAATCCAAGTCATTCTTGATCTGGATGGTAGAACCTGTCGGATTGGCGTTGTTCGCGGTCGGATCGCAGACTCGGATCAAATTCAACGAGGTGCTGTACGACAAGAAGTTGGCGGCGCTGAAGAATGACGTGAAGGTGGCGCTGTTCGGTTTCCCAAAGAACTTCACCAGATCGGCTTCTGAGGATAGGGACTGAACTTCATTAATTGGCCCCCAGACAAATTGTCCGCAAAATGCTCCGGTGGAAGTCGATACAGCCGGGACAATCCCCGTCAGATCAATTTCGAGGGCTTGGACGCCCGGTGAGACAAGGAAAGCCATGGGAATATCTCCTAATTATTATGATTTATGGTACTACGAATGTTATTTGGGGTGTGAAGTTATTTATGATAAGTCGGATTTCACCATCTGTTGATATGAACGTCTGTCCCTTCAGATGTGACTGCCACCCACACATAACTGCCGTCCGTTTGTTGCTCTTGTTCGCGTCCGTCATCGATCAAAAACGGAGTTAACTGTTCTTCTATCTGTGCCATCTGCTCTTGATATATTTTTTCTCTAATTGAAATATTTGTCAATTCAGTAAAATATTGATTTGTAGATGCCCAACAGAATAACATCAACGAAATAGCAAGATCGTCATACTTGCCTTCGTCGGCTTTGAATGAACCATTTTGTTCGGTGAAGGTAGATAGTTCATTGATAAGATCAGCATCAAAAATTGGAAACTTATTTTCTTCAAGTAGAGATTTCATGGCGAAACAACCAATTTTCTTAACAACCTTATTAGATTTCACTCCAACCTGTGTCGTGGCAGCAAACCCCGGAGAAATATACGTTTTTCCATTTTCCGTCATCGTCGTAATAACGTTCTCATATTCCAAATCTTGATAGAGGATATCGAGCACAGATTTTCCTATGTCATTATTTTCCAAAAGTACGAATGCCATGTTGTATTCCAATCCAACTTTTCGAATAATGCTTGGAAATAACATCGGCAAAATTTTGTTGTTGCGATATTTTGCAACCAATTTATATGGCGTTTGGGTTGCGTCTACAACAACGAACGCGGAATAGTCTCCTGAAACTCCATAGGCACAATCCCCGGCCAGAAAGTAAAAATGCCCCGGCAACGGTTCCTCGTATACATCCAATCCCATTGTAGAGCGAATGG